TCATCATAATGTAATTGACCTTCATCTACACCAAGCGCATCTTCCCATGATGGATCATCTTCTTCAGGTTCATCAACTTCTTCGGTGGACTCTTCGGTTGGCTCTTCAGCTTCCTCTTTGTCCTCAGTCTCTTCCTGAGCATCTTCTACATCTTCTTTTACATCTTCATCACCAACTAATAATTCGGCAATAGCTTCTGTAGGGTCAGTGTTATCCGAAGGTAAACTTGCTGACACATCTTCTGCTGCTTCGCTCATCTCAATGTTTCTCCATTGGTTTTTGATTCAAGGACTGAGATGCCATCTTACCAGTTTGTATGATAGTTTTGATCTCAGTTTCGAGAGTGTCAAGAACATATATAGTTCTCTTAATCTCTAAAATTGTATCTACTTCTGAAATAGAACACTCTGCAAAAGCGCTAAGTAACTGCTTCTTTTTCTCGCCTACAAAAGCTTCTATAAATAAACCGTAAGCATTCTCTGCTCTTCTACCGACAGTTTGTTCTTGCTCCAATTGGTCAGCTTCTCTATTGTCCACTTACAGTCTCCTGGTTCTGTTCAAAATTATCATTTTCTTCTGTTTGAGCTGTAGATTCAATACGTACTAATTCTAACGCTGTACGTTGGTCAATATCGTACTTTCTAAGCTGTAAGTCAGCTGACTTACCCAGGTTATCTGCTATTGCTTTAGCCTCATCTAACTGTTGCTCAAGCTGCTGTATTTGAGACTCAAACCCTTGCTTCTGAGCTACTAACTGGTTCTTAGCTTGGTCAGTCTGAGCTTTAGCCTGTGTAGATGCCATTTGAGCTTGAGACTTAGCCATCTCAGCGTCAGCCAATTTCTGCTGTGCTTGAGCCATTGACTGATTGAGCTGGTCTTGCTTCTGAGTATTTTCATTTTGCTGCTGCTCAGTCTCTTGTTTCTTCTTTTGCCCTTGCGGACTAGTTGGGTCAATAAAGTATCTAGACGCGCCATTAAGGCCACTGAACTTACAGAAGTCATCCATTGCCGTATACATCTGTTGCCAATCAACTATATATTGTCCAGGGGCATCTGACATTCTGTCTTGATACTCAAATACCTTCTCAATAGCCATTAGCTGCTGAGCATGATTACCTGTACCAGTGCCTACGCGTACAGTTGTACGCGTTCTATCAAGCCACTCAGAAGGATTGATCTGTTGCCAAACGCCACGGAATCTAAAATCAACGACAGCATCAATATGCTTAACAGAAAGGTCACGAATTTTAACACAAAGCGGCTTAACTCCAGTTTCAGCAATTACACGTATAATTAATCCAACAAGTTCTTCTTTAGCGTTCATCATACGGTCTACACCTTGAGACCCAACTCTATCACCAATGCTTTGTGGAGTTGCACCACCATCAGGGTCTACACCAGTACGACCTGCTCTTACCTTATCCAAATACTCCATCATATTATAAGAGTCTTGGCCTAGTTGTGGCGTAGGTAACGGCATGATAGCATCTATGCGCTTCGCTCTAATAATACCACCTGGACGGCTTACCAATAAGTCATCCATGTTAACCTGGCCTTCTACAACCACATTACGTTGGTTGTTCTGAAGGTACATATTATCTAGCATGTTGCGCCATAAGGCTGTCTTTTGGTCTTGAATTTGTTTAAGCCTATCTGTAATAGATAAACCTTTAAATTTGTGGCTCATTAAGAAAGCTGTGGTAGATACCCAAGGGGAGCAGGATATCTCCTCAGCAGAGAGAATCTCTGTAGGATTCTCATCACCGGCAACAGTGATCTTCATTAGCTTAGCTATACCATCTTCTTCAATATCTATCTTGATATAACACTCGGCTATCTCTAATTCGCGCTGTGAGTCGTCATCTGACTCCGTTGCGCCCCAGAATACTGATTCGTCTTGAAGGGCGAACCTGTACTCACTATCATAATAATTACTAGATCCCTCAGGTAACTCATCTGTTTGTTCTTTAGTTACACCAAACTCTTCAATAACCTCGGATACTGACCTATCCATGACATGAGCTGTGAAACGAGCATTATCCAGGTTTATACTGTCATGGCTACGATTAAATCTAAATTCTTCTGGTGGAACTGAATCCACGTATATCTGACCTTTGCGACGTTCTACTGATATCTTAACGTCATACAGCATTATTGGTTTTTGAAGTTCCTGTTGGAGTTGCATTGCCTGTTGCTGCATTGCTTGCACTTGTTGAGGATCCTGCTGAGCCTGTGGATTTTGAGACTGTTGCTGCATTTGTTGAAGCTGCATATTAATTTGCTCAAACTTCTTTGCAGTCTGCTGTTCATCAATATACTCACTTTGTTCTACAAGTTCAATAGATTTGGTAGATAGTAATTGTTGTAGCTGTTGTTCTGTGATACCAGTATGGTTATATGTTTTTATCTCTGTTGTGTTAGCATAATATGTTTTAATTATACCATTTTGTTGCATTAAAGCATCTTTAACGAATTGATGTAGTATAATAAAACCATCGTTCTGTTTCATTAATACTTCATAGACATACTCAGATTCCATCTCAGCTTGACGCTCGTCGCCTTCATGCACAGGGTCAAATATAACTATCTCGTTGTTTTGAGTAAAGGACTTCATTACTTGTGGCATAATCCACTCAATAGCATCAGCTACGTCTGTAGATATTACCTGACTACGCCCTTCGACCTCAGTACCATTAGGCTTACCGAGGTAATAAGATAATGAATCCTCTAATGAGGTCGTACCACCATCATCCTGACTATTGGATGACATAGATAACTCATTACTTATAATCGCTAATATGTCGTCTTTACTAAGCATTTATATCTCTTTTTGCATGTGCAAATCTATGTATAATTTGCAATATTATCTAAATTAGTATCTTGACCAAAATGTAGATACTTAAAATAATTCTTTAATAAATCTTCATATTCACCAGAACCAGGTTCGAATGGCACTATGTCCTTGACGCCACGCTTTTCAAGCTGTGGAGCTAATTTCTCAAAACTCTGCTTTGGTATCATCGCGCCTGGAAACTCGTCCACGCCGATTAATCGTTGGGCTTTAGCCTCGAAGTACTCATCCATAAATTCTTTATTATTTATTATGTCTTCATATGTCTTAAACTCTTTTACGTCGGTAAGCTTGTGCTCTCTTATATTTACATCTGATGGGTAAGTAGAAGTATATGCATCATTATTAAATACTCGCATACCCTCTTCAGGCATAATTAATTCTTTATTACCAACTAACACTGAATTACCAAATTCATTCTCTGGTATAGGCCGCTTAGCGCGTTGTATACCAAGTGATATGTTAGGTAAATGCTTCTTATACGCCGCTATGTCTAACCTGTCATCATCTAGCTGATGCGTCGCTATTAAATCTTTATCTGGCGTACTAGCCTCCCACTCACGATTTTGCTTACGTGCCTTAACCTCACGGAATATGTCAGGTGTATCGAACCTGTCTGATAATGGCCGTTGTTGTAACGTCTGCCTTATCTCTAGTGGACTCATGCCTTTATTGCGCATGTCTAAAATCGTGTCCCACTCCTCATTCATCGCCCTACCATCTACCTCACTAGATAGATTAGCATAATTCGGGTCTGATACAGGATTACCACCAGGCGGGTGGCGCTCAACGTCATCTATTAAGTGCTGTAATTCCTCAGGTATAATCTCATCAGGCGAATTCATGAAGTCGTCGTATTCTTCATTAAATCTTAATTTATTCTGCCCTTTCTTACCATATGTACCAGTCTTTACCTGCGCTGCACTACCACCCATAGTACTGTCTGACGCTGAGCTTACTCTTACACTCTCTTGTAAGCCAGGGTAGCCTCGCTCTAAGTCTGGGTCGTTATAAAAGTCTTTTAATGGGTAGTCTTGTCTATTGTCTAAATTAGCTATCTTTTTACGTCTACCAATTTTAGCATTAATTGGTGGCACGTTCATCTTTAAGTCTGCACGATACTGCTTGCCATCTTTATAAAGATTCTGAAAGTAAATCTCGTACCCTGTCTCTTCTAACGATTTAGCGCGAATCTCTTCTGGCGTCGCACCAGCATCTCTCATCTGCCACGCTTTGCCTTTTGTACCCTTCCAACTGTCTGGGAAGATCTTACTGTTAACACCATGAATCGCGCCACCTTGGCCAAATGGGTCTTTAACGTCTGGTAAATCGTCATACCAACCACGTTTAGCTGCGTCATATACACCTTTAACCGCGCTGCCACCAAGTGCTGCTAGGTCTGGAGCGAGGCGCGCAATTGTCGCTAACGTCGCTCTTGCCTCAGGGCTTCGCCCCTCAGTCGCCTGGAATACCTCTTCACCAAGCCCCTCGCCAATAATATCTGGCGCGGTAAACATACTAACTTCGTCAAGCCCAGGGTCATATTTCTCTTGATGAGCTTGCTTCTGTAGAAGAAGCTTATAGTCTTCTTCTATGCTCATACCACCATCCGATTTGTCGTGCTATAGTCTAACTCTTGCTTGCCATAACCACCAATAACTCTGTCCCCGCCCACGGCGCCAAGAAACATGTACTGAATCGCGTCAGAAATATGTGAATATTTATTTTTATCTGGCTTATCGACAAACCGCTCTTCACCAGACACTTGCAGCCGTTTATACTTATAACCACCGGCAAATGCCTTGCGCGTCATCTTAGCCTCGGGCCCAACGATGAGCGCCGGTTTACCAGAGAAGTCTAGCCTCTGTAAATAATCAGCAACAGCCTCACGTCTAATTATAGGATCATTAGTATACGTCGGCCAAGCCTCTAACCCTTGATTCCATAATATCTGAAATGGTGTGACCTCATCTGTCTGCGCCCGCTGCTCACCCGCTGGGTCAGCTTATATTTCTATCTCACAGCCACAATACTCATTATTTAATTTTTCTTTAAGCAGCTTGCCAAAATTAACCGCGCCCATGTCAAATGTGACCAACTCGTCTATTATCTGAAACTGGCCGCTAGCAGTTATCTGCCCGATGCACGCCGCGGGGGTTAGCCCGAAGTCTATACCAACAAATATCTTACCGCTACCAGTGTGCGGCAGCTCATTACTTGTGGCGTGGATGTCGTCGTTATACTCTGGATATACCGGCTTACCATCTGCTATAATCCCATACTTACCATGAACATACACGTTAATCCACTCCTGGTCTTTACCAGCCTGCATCTTGATATAATAGTTAGGCGGCAAGTTGTCAATATTTTCCGCCTCCTTGCTCGTGCCAGAAGGCTGGTGAAAAATCGCATGGTTATGAGGCTTTGTCTCCTCAAATAGCGTATAATACCAGTGGTCACTATCTGGCGGATTCGTGTCCATTATA